GGACAACAAAGGATAATGGCATACCCATTTGTGTTCCCTGTCTAGACTTGTACTCCTTCTTTGAGGGACATCGTATTACGAGGTCACTCACTGAGGCGAGTGCAATCTTAGTCTGTTCAGGGGACCATCCAATGGCGGATGCAATACCCTTCACTACTGAGATGGCAATCTCTCGGTGAATATTATTGGTAGCGGATGTCATGTCTGTACTATAAAGACGATATCCTTTACCTCTAAGAAAGCCGTAGTTGATTCTGTCAATGACGTTTTGATGGTTTTTGAATCCGCCTCGAAGCGCGGGATGTGAAGCGAGTAGCGACGTTATGGGTCCTGCAAGGGAGTCGAGACAGTAGGTCGTAAAGGCCGAACTCTTGCCGACTACGCGGGACTTGTAGCCCTTTGACCCGGTGGGGACCAGGTCAATCCGGAGGGGGCCCTGGGTGAGGATGTGTCTGCAGCCTTCAATGGCCAGGCTAAGTGTAGTCTGCGCACACACGTCTTCATCTGGGGGAACGAAACCTGGGGATGCGTCCCTGATGTCATGATCACGAGAGGTTAAGTCCTTAGTAATCTTGACGTCGGGGACGGTTTTGCCCGTCAACGACCATATTGGGACATCGTAGTTATTCTTCGGACTAATTATCTTTATCCCAGTTTGGTAGTTGTAGGGGTCCGCCCTAAGTTTCTCTTCTGTCTTCCTTCGGAGGAACTCGTACGCGCCGCCGTCTTTTCGGCTGGCCTCTTGGCAACTCGTTGCTTTGGCGCTAGATCCGGTTGATGGTGTCGGTTCCAGGTGAGCTTTGGATTGTAGATCACTGATGGTTTTTTGTACAAAACCTTCAATATTTTGGCACAATGTGCTTATTGATAATCCTAGCTCTGTCGGGGGTACCCGTTTGGCAGTTAATGCCTCCATGGTGGTTCGGATAGCTTGTCTATGTATATGGCTATCCGCAGGTGGTGCGGGGGATGCTCGTATGAGACGACATAAAGATGCCAAGGCGCGATCGCTTGAGAGGATAGTTCTATATTCTCCCGCGAAATAACGCTTTAGCATACTTGGTCGTCGTACTTTAACGAGCACTTCTTCTGCTTCGTAACCAATTGACCGCAGGTAATCGTTTAAGCCTGTCGGTCCCCGTGGACATCTCCTCACGAAATCATAGAGGAGGTGAAGGATACCCTGGATCGCTTTTCTGGATGGTGGTGATCTTTTATTATACCCGATCACCGGTATTACCATCATTAAGGCGACTCTAATCGCTTCATATTGCTTCTGCATAAGCTTAACTGTCTTCTTGCTCATTGATTGCAGCATTTGGCTAGTGTTGGCCAATGTCTGCAGCAGTTTTCTCTCTGTAGTAATCGTCGAGCCGATAGCAAGGCTATTGGGTCGACGGTTCTCTCGGAGAAACTGGAGCAAACCGCGGAT